TAGATGATCCTAGAAGTTTCTTTGATAAGACACCAGATGCCTTAGAGTCATTCTTAAACAATGCTCCTGAAGGAGTTAAAGATGCTGCTAGAACAGCTGCTGCAAAACTTATTAAAGATGGACAGTTAGATAGTATTCGTATTGTGAAAACAATCGACAAATCACTGGGAACTGAGTTTGCTAAGTTAGTGCTCTAGGAGGTGTATTATGACCTCTTATGAACGCATCTACTCTGTTTTCTTATTAAAGATCGAAGATTATGATTTTGCTGATCTATCTGATAAAGATGCCAATGAAATGCTATTAGGTTATTTAACTGCAAGTATTTCTAAGTTTAGCAAATGTACTTCTGATCTTTCCAAGAGAGATGATACTGAAGGAGTCTTTGAAGATGATCTTTCAGATATTGAAATTGAAATCTTAGCCTTGTCTATGGTAGAAGAATGGATTCGCCCTCAGGTGAACTCTACTCTTCTTACTAAACAAATTTTTGGTGGAGCTGAAGAAAAATTTTATGCTCAATCAAATCAATTAGATAAGGTAATGGCTTTGAGAGATCAGATCAGAGTAGAAAAACAAAAAGCTTACAGAGATTATCAAACAGAAAAATTTAGACAGAACAATAGTTAGGAGAAATGTATGAATAGCAAATATGGAAATTTTCCAAAGGAGCAGATCCATGCTCATAAAAAGACTATTCAGAATTCCATCTTCAAGCTGTTATATATGCGTGAAGAAAAAGATCCTAATTTGGATAGATACTTTGCAGGATTATTATGGAAATTATCTGGATACAATAAAATCTTTTCTAATCAGACAGTCGTATTAGATCTTCTTGCTATCTTAGCTCAGGCTAGAGATGAAGCATTAAAAGAAGATTACGATCATGCAGCTTATAGAAAAGCTATTCTCGATGCTACATCACTTGTTGACCATATCAAGGAGGATGATGTAGATGAGTCTAGAGAGTTATAGAAATAGGTTAAATAATGGTGCTCATAGTACTGCTGCTTCTAAAAAGTACAGAGCCCATTCGCTGAAAGCTATGGATGTCACATTCACAAAGGACCCCGCCTTTCGGGAATGTAGGA